GGAGGGAGTGCAGGAAAAGCTTTCGGGCGTTTTGCATTGAGGCACTTAAGCCGTTTGGCCGCACGCCAGCGCCACATCATCTATTGGTAATCGACGAGCTTCAGGGCTTGTCTGACGGCTCGTATGACCGGCTGATGGTATCAATGCCGCCAGGATCGGCAAAATCTTTTTACGCAAAGCTGTTTATTGCGTGGTGGCTGGCCAAGGGCAATCAGAACGTCATAGGGGCATCGCATACCGGCGATTATGCCGACAAGATCAGTCGCGAAGTCAAACACATCATCGTCGAGAATTCATCGCTGCTTGGCTACGGGCTTACCCGTGATGCTGTGGACCTATGGGGGACCACGAATAACGGGGAATACAAGGCAACCGGCATAGGTGGCTCAATCGCTGGGTTCCGCGCCGATCTGGCGATGATCGATGATCCTGTGAGGGGCCGTGAACAGGCGGAAAGCGAGACATACCGCGAAAAGGCTTGGGATTGGCTGAACGCCGATCTGCGGTCGCGTGCAAAGCCTGGGCAAAAAATCGCGCTCATTATGACCCGCTGGCACCAGGATGACCTTGGCGGCAGGCTTCTTGCGGCTCAGGGTGATAGATGGCGCGTGGTAAGCCTGCCAGCCCAAGCGCTCGATAATGACCCGTTAGGCCGCGCACCAGGGGAATGGTTGTGGGATAACGATCCCAACTATCCATACGGCCAGGAACTTCGCAGTCAGAAAGCCGAATACGAGCAAAATGGCGCAATGCGGGATTGGCAATCGCTATTCCAGCAAGACCCTAAATCTCCCGAAGGCGCGCTATTCAAGATCGCCAACATTCAGATATTGGACGAAACGCCCAACCTGCGGGGCGCGACCATTGGCAGTGGATGGGATTTTGCGGCGACAAAAAAGATCGGCACAAACAACCCCGACTGGTCAGCGCGCATTAAAATGGCGCGATTGCCAAGTGGATTGTATGTCATCCTCGACGCGTGGCGCGACAGGGGCGGGCCGGATGAGGTTGACGGGTGGCTTTTGAACATCAGCACGCAAGATCGGTTGGACACACCGAGCGTCAAAATCAGCCTACCGCAAGACCCTGGAGCCGCCGGAAAGTCCAAAAGTCTCGCAAATTCCCGGCTTTTAACCGGACATAACGTTATTATCACCCCAGAACAGGGGGATAAAGCCACTCGCGCGTATCCCGTGATCTCACAAGCCAACGCCGGGAACCTCGCGATAGTCAAAGCGCCGTGGAACCGAGTGTTGATTGATGAAATGGCAGCGTTTCCGAACGGGACGTATGACGATCAGATTGACGCGTTGTCGCGAGCATTCTCTATCGTTGGATTGGGAAACCGGCCTATATCCATATCCAACGAGTTATTGGCAGCACTGGGGCAGCGTTGATGGATATCTGGAAGACGATCAGGGGTCGGTGGCAGCGCGCCGCACAACCCAGCCCAGCGGCTCGTATGGCCCCCGTGTTTGATCGTCCAGACCTGACTTCGCCCCCTTTGCGTGTGACGCAACATATGTTGGACGAACTTTCTCGGAAAACTGGAACGAGGTCAGGCACGCCACCGCGTGATCCGTTCACCGGCTTACCCAAACCGCCTCCGGGCGTGATCCCTGATGGCCCTAAACTGGCAATGGACAGTGCAATAGGCCAACCCGAGGCGCAGCAATTCTTTGCGACATGGGCAACCGCTGGGGTGTGGGGCGAAGGGCAGTATTTTCTCGGCTACCCATACCTTGCCGAATTGGCTCAGCGACCGGAATACCGACACATCAGCGAGACTATCGCGGGGCTGATGACGCGGAAATGGATCAAACTAATAAGCGCCAGCAATACCGAAAGCGGTGCGCTTGCGGACAAAATCACAAAACTCGACGAAGCGATCAAGCGCTACGATCTGCGTGGGGCGTTTAACAAAGCCATGATTCTCGATGGTTTCATGGGTATGGGCATGATCTACGTCGATCTTGGGGTGACGGACAATCCCGACGAACTGAAAACGCCGTTGCTGCGGGATAAAACCGGTAAATTGACCAACGCTAAGATCGATAAGAACAGCCTTAAAGGGTTTGTCGCGGTCGATCCGACGTGGGTATCGCCCATCGTCTACAATTCAACCAACCCCCTAAAGCCCGATTTTTATCAGCCGTCCGAATGGTATGTGATGGGCCAACGGGTTCACGCCGACCGATTGTTGATTGTCCGCTCGCGTGAAGTGCCAGATATTCTCAAAGCCTCATACAATTTTGGCGGCTTATCGATGTCGCAGATGGCTAAGCCATATGTAGACAACTGGCTTCGGACCCGTCAAAGCGTGAGCGACCTGTTGCACGCGTTTACCGTGTTTGTGCTGAAAACCAACTTCAACGCGTTGGCGGCGGATGTGGGTGCCATGATGGCCCGCATTGCGGCTTTCGTCCTTGGTCGCGATAACAAGGGCGTTATGCTGATTGACAAGGAAAGCGAAGACCTAACCAACATCTCGGCCCCGCTTGGCTCGTTGGACAAACTCCAAGCCCAAGCGCAAGAGCAGATGGCCAGCGTGTCTCAGTTGACGCTTATTTGGTTGCTGGGCATTACCCCGACTGGACTGAACGCGACTGCCGAGGGCGAAATCCGGGTTCAATATGACCGCATCAAAAGCCTGCAAGAAAAAGTGTTCGGCGCAATCCTGACCGATGCGTTGGAGATTATTCAGCTATCCGAGTTTGGCGAGATTGACCCCGGCATCGGGTATGAGTTTTTGCCGTTGTGGGAACTGGACGATGCAGGCCGCGCGGCAGTCGAAAAAACCAAAGCGGATACCGATGCGGTTTACATGACTGAGGGTGTCGTCACGAATGATGAAGTCCGCGACCGTCTAGCATCCGATCCGCTCAGCCCATACCACGGGTTGAAAGGTGCCGCCCCCGAACCGCCGGGAATGTTTGACGCTGGGGTAAACCTTGACGACGACGATGCGGACAAGATCGCGGGGCAAGGCGCAAGCGGGGGCCAAACGGGCGCTAACAGTGGGGTTTGACGCAACATGAATATTGATTTACATCTCCCAAAGATCAGGGTGTTGGGGCGGCTTATTCCAACATTAAACGACATCGAAGAAAGCTAGTGAGTTCGCAAGAACTATATGGCTTGAGTGGCCATTGAAACTCTAGAGGTGCGCCCTGTTCCCAAAACTTATTGCTCCCACACGCCGCCCTATTGTCCTTCCGCCCGTGCGTCCTAATGTGGGGGTGCAAATTGCCTATCAGCGCAAACTCGACGCGTTGATTGACCGGATGAACCGCGATGTGGACCGCGCCATTCGAGCGATGTGGCGTGTCAAAACGCCGGTATTGGCATCGGATGAAAGTTCGCCCGCTGCGTTCCGTGATTTGTTTGGTCGGTTGGGCCAGGAATGGGAGCGCAAATTCAATGAGTTTGCCCAGAGTGAAAGCCGAAAATTCTCTGGCCAAGCCATTAACGGCGCGGATCGGGCGATGGCCGCGTCTCTGCGTAAAGCGGGGTTCACCGTCCAATTCAAAATGACGCCAGCGGCCAACGAGGTGATGCAAGCCACCATCGCCGAACAAGTGGCGTTGATTAAATCCATCCCCGAGCAATACCTGACGCAAGTGCAAGGCGCGGTGATGCGTTCGGTCCAGGTAGGGCGCGATCTTGGCTCGCTGTCACAGGAACTTCAAACGCAATTCGGCGTGACCAAGCGACGGGCCGCATTTATCGCGCGGGATCAGAATAACAAGGCGACCGCGAGCATCACCAAAGCGCGTCAATCTGAATTGGGGATAACCGAAGCGATATGGCTTCATAGCGCTGGGGGTAAGCAGCCGCGTCCGACGCATGTGGCTAACAACAGCAAGCGCTACGTTATCGCCGATGGGTGGTTGGACCCTGCAATCAACAAGCGGATATGGCCGGGAACGGAGATAAATTGCCGATGCGTGTCTCGGTCCGTCATCCCAGGGTTGGACTAACGCAACATATTGGTATTTCGAACGGCGCATCACATATATCTGGACAAAGCGTGTTGGCACGGTTATTGCCACGCTAACCCCAGGGGGCTTGATGCCGCTCGCCACGCTCGCGTTTGACCGATCTGCACGCCATAAGGACGAGTTCGGTCATTTGCATGTGGCAGTGACGAACATCTCTAAGGCCGTGGTCAATCCGTATTTTGGCGAAGAAATACCAAATTCCGAGGCGCTTGGCTTAGATCCAACCCGCGTTTATCAGATGTTTCGCGCGCCGGAAGAATTGGCCGCAGCGGCACCCACCTTTAATAATATTCGGTTGCTTTCGGGGCACGCTGGCGTATCCGCCGCCGATCCCAAAGAGCATCTTGTGGCGGGTTCCACGGGGACAGATGCCGCGTTCAATGATCCTTTCCTGACTAACTCGCTGGTCATCTGGCGTCAGCAAGATATTGACGACGTAGAGGCGCAAGAGAAATGCGAACTGTCGTGCTCTTACGCCTATGATCCCGACATGACGCCGGGCGAATACAAAGGCTTGCGATATGATGGCGTGATGCGCAATATTCGTGCCAATCACGTCGCCTTGGTTAAAGAGGGCCGCGCCGGTCCTGATGTCATGGTCCACGATAGCAAAGAAGGTTCCCAAATGCCGCTTCAATCCCGCAAGGCCGTTCTGGCGAAGGGTGCGCTCGCTGCGTTCCTGAAGCCCAAGCTGATGGCTGGCACCGTCCTTGCGCTGGATA